TATTTCGGACAGTAAAATCCAAAACACCTGACTGAAACAAAAACTTCGAAGAAGCTGAAACTGTCTCACCAGCAGCAGCGGTAGAATTACCTGAATTTTCATAAGTTGAAATATTATTCAAATCGGCAAGTAAATTCGTAGTAGTACTATTAGCACTATACAAAGCACAATAAGCAATACCGTGCATGAGAGGATCATTGTTAGAGAACTGATAACCCGCATTAAAAACAACTGTACGGGTTCCCAAATCCTTCTCCGCAACAAAATGTACACGGCGCGTAAATTTCTTCCAACGAATGCGCCGACTCCGGGGCATGGACTTTTTCCGATATACGGCACGGACATCATGCTGGGATGTAACACCGACACCTGATCGGACCTGACGAACAGATCGCCGAACAGCGCGGCCACCACGACGGCGACCCATACGACGACGAGAAATACGAGATCGATAACCTCCAAAACGACGGGCCATCGTATCGTAAGAACGTTTAATACCTCTAGTTAACTGAGAAACTCCGAAGGCTTTACCTGTCTGAGCTAAAGACTTTCCTAAATCGTTATAACGATATCTTGCAATTAAAGCCGTATTTAATTACAACTGTACACTCACTTGTGTACTATCTGGAAACTTCTAGAATGATCGAATGGAAGCTTCAAAACCGTTATAGAACCACAACCCTATGGTCAATGGTCAGCAAAATGGGTAATACTAAGCCATTTTGCAATCTTCCGACCACTTGACAAGTGGATTAGGGTTAATTGGCCGCCTTATAAGAGCTAAATTATTAATGTCACAACATCGCAACTGGTGCTTCACTATTAACAATCCAACAACTGATCAATTATTTAAATCACAAACACAAATCAAATTATGTACCGCGTCCCTCGAAGTGGGAGAATCAGGAACCGTCCACTATCAAGGCTATTTAGAATTGAAAACGAGCCGGAGCCTGAACCAAACGAAGGCTCTGTTTACGGACGAGTGGGTTCATTTAGAACAACGCCGTGGATCGAAGAATCAGGCCATGGAGTATTCATTGAAGACATACACAACCGTCCTGAAAGAATCAGATTCCTTGTGCAACAACTGGAACGATACGACTTTCAATATACCAACGATCGACTTACCGTCTACACCAACACATGTGATTACAATCGGATTAGACGGCTCTTACAAAGAATTGATGAGCACCTTACAAGAGAAGAAGACGAAGAAACAAAGATTAACCATCTTGAAGGACAAGATCTTGAATGGCTCGGATGAATTGGATATCGCAAATGAAGACTTCGAACTATGGGTAAAATATAACAAAGCATTTAGTCATTATCGACTATTATGCTCTACTCCTCGGAAACAAAAAACTAAAGTATTCGTAGTTCAAGGACCTACCGGAGTTGGGAAATCTTACTGGGCAAGACAACAGGACGCAAACGCTTACTGGAAACCAAGAAACAACTGGTGGGACGGGTATACAAACCAGAATACAGTCATTATCGACGAATTCTACGGATGGCTCCCATACGACTTATTATTACGACTTGGTGATGAATATCCTTTACAAGTTGAATGCAAGGGAGGAAGCATCAATTTCAATTCGAAAAAACTCATCATTACAACCAACAATCTTCCACATACCTGGTACAGCAATGTTTATTTTCAAGCTTTTATTCGTCGCGTGGATCTTTGGGTTGTTATCCCTGAACGTGGTATTATTAATACCTTTAATGATCATAACAATGTCATTTGGCATTCTTTAAATTAAATATAAGGTTCTTTTTTAACATTATCATTTACACTCTAAACTCCTACTTCCTACCCCTAAACCTTAAGCAACTACTTTCAAATCACGATCTTCAGACATTCCTTCTATCTTATACATATACTTTCGAGTAACACCAATATCAATCTGTTCAACATAAGTAGCATTCGTAGTACCAACAATTAAACCTGGGACTAACTTAAATACCATAAATACCCAACGAGTAAGACCCTGCATATTAGGACCTACCATCTCATCCATCTTTTCCTGTTGTAAAACATGACGTTTCGGATCACGTAACTGATATGTAAATGTATCATTATTATTCAAAAAATACTTGGTCTTTTTCAAAATCTTAACTCTGAAATAACTCAATGACAAAGGCACATCAAATGGAGTAACACCTCTCTTAGTAATCAAAATAGCATCAGTCGAACCTGCAACTGCAAGACCTCCAATAGTAGCTGTATTATCGGTACCTTTCTGAAACATACCAACTGGAGTAGCATAAGTAGCAACACTATCATTCCACTGTTTTCCTGATGTAAATTCATACACATCAATTTCCAACTTAGCTTCAGAAGCAGCAGTAGGCGTAGAACCAACATAAACAAAACTAGTATTTCGGACAGTAAAATCCAAAACACCTGACTGAAACAAAAACTTCGAAGAAGCTGAAACTGTCTCACCAGCAGCAGCGGTAGAATTACCTGAATTTTCATAAGTTGAAATAT